TTCTGAATTAAAACAAGCAATTGAAGAAGGAGATACTGATAAACAAGTTAAGTTATATGAAAATATGGCTGATATTCGTAATCAATTATCTAAAACAGAAGAATATTCTGCTCAAACACCTAAAAAGGATGATAAAAAAGAACCTAAAGCTCCACCTTTAGCTGCGGAATGGGTAAAATATAATTCTAAATGGTTTAATAAGCCTGGTTATCGTAAAGAAACAGCTATGGCATATGGAATTGATGCAGAATTAACAGAAGAAGGTTGGGATGTGAATGATCCTGGTTATTATGAAGAAATGGATAAACGACTAAAAGATAGTGGTTTAAGTTATTTCACAAAATCAGAGGAAAACACTTCCAATTCCGACAAAAATATAGTACAAAAGGCTAACAGAGTGCAATCTCCAGTTGCTGGAGTTTCTCGTAAAAAAGGAAATGATAGCAATAGAGTAAAGCTAACTTCTGATGATTTAGCAACAGCTAAAACATTCGGAATCGATATTAACGATGAAGCGGCACTAAAACGGTTTGCTAAAGAAGTAAAAAGCTTTAGCACCAATACGTGAACTGAAAGGAGCACGACATGAATAAAGACAATAAAATAAAACACGAAACTAGAGTAGAGGAATCTGCTAAAGTTTCAAGTTGGCGCCCAAGTAATTTACTTGAAGCACCTGAAGCAAGACCTGGTTTCAAACAAAGATGGATTGCAACTATGGTATTAGGACAGGAACAACCAACAAATGTTGCTAAACGATTGAGAGAAGGTTGGCAACCTCGTGATCCTAAAACGGTCAAGAATGCTACACATTTTCCAACGATTGAACATGGCAGATTTGCTGGTTTTATTGGAATTGAAGGAATGGTACTCTGTGAAATGCCAGAAGAAATGGTAAATCAACGTAATGAATATTACGCACAAATGACTGAAAACTTAATGAGATCAGTTGAAATGGATATGCATAGAGTAGAACAGCCTGGAAATCCAATTACAAAAAGCTTCAAGACAGAAGTTACTAGAGGTGGCTTTAAAGAGTAACTTAACTAGGAGGCTATTAATATGGCTAATACAGATGCACCTAACGGATTCACTCCGTTAAGACATTTAACTGGTGGAGTTGTTCGACCTCAAGAATACTTAATTGCTAATGCTTATGCAGCAAATCTTGCAAGTGGAGATTTAGTTGCTTTAGCTAGTGATGGTACTATCAATAGAGCTACAGCTGGCGGAGTTGCGCTAGGTGTATTCTATGGAGCAGAGTATATCGAAAACTCAACAGGTGACGTGAAATTCGTCAAAGTTTGGAACACGGGAACAGCAGTAAAAACTAACACTTCGGTGAAAGCTTATGTTTACGATGATCCAAATATCACTTACAAAGTACAAGGTAACGGAACTTTCGCAGCGGCTAACGTAGGCGAAACTTGTAACGTAACTATTGGTACTTTCAACGCAACTTTCGGATATTCAACAGACGAAGCAGATCTTGCTACATTAGGTACAGGAGCTCAAGTCTTGAAAATATTACGATTGATTGATGAACCAAACAACGCAGTCGGTGCGAATGCTAAATTAGAAGTTATTATTAATAACTCTAACTACGGTACACGTACTGCTGGTGTTTAATTATAGGAGCTAAAAGACTATGGCATTAAATAGAGCCCTGTTTACCAAACAGCTCAACCTAGGTTTAAATACCGTGTTTGGTATGGAATATGATAGATATCCAGAACAATGGAGAGAAATCTATTCTATTGAGCAATCTCAAAAAGCTTTCGAAGAAGATGTGCAAATGATCGGATTCGGAGCTGCACCAACTAAAGCTGAAGGTGCTGCAATTTCGTATGACTCAGGCCGAGAAGGCTTCGTTTCTAGATACGTGCATGAAACTATCGCTTTAGCATTTTCAATTACTGAAGAAGCTGAAGAAGATGGTCTGTACGGATCTTTAGGAGCTAAGTATGCTAGAGCCCTTGCGAGATCAATGCAACATACTAAAGAAATCAAAGGTGCAAACATCCTTAACAATGCAACTACTACTTCAGTAGGTGGCGATGGCGTGGCTTTATTGTCTGCTTCTCACCCACTAGGCGGTGGAGGAACTGCTTCGAACACTTTATCGACACCAGCAGATTTATCAGAAACTTCTTTAGAGCAGTTACTGATTCAAATCTCTACTACTGTTGATGACAGAAGTATTCCAATTGCATTAAGTGGACAAAAGCTAATCGTTCCACCTCAATCGGTGTTTATTGCAGAAAGAATCCTTAAGTCTAATTTAAGACCAGGAACTGCTGACAATGACATCAACGCAATGAGAAATATGGGTATGATTCCTGGCGGAGTTGCTGTTAACCAGCGATTAACTGACCCAGATGCATATTTCATTATGACTGATTGTCCAGATGGAATGAAGCACTTTGTAAGAGCACCAATCAAAAAAGCTGTTGAAGGCGATTTTGAAACTGGTAATCTAAGATACAAAGTTAGAGAAAGATACTCTTTCGGTTTCACTGACTGGAGAGCTATTTTCGGTTCTGAAGGAGCTTAATAACTAATTTATACTAGGCGTAGCAATACGCCTAGTATATTAACCCAAAGACTGCGAAAGCAGACTATTTTAAAAGGAGATAGACATATGGGAACAACTACTTTTTCCGGCCCAATTAAAGCTGGAACTATTAAAGAAACTACAGGTACTACTTTAGGATCTGATATTAAAAATACCGGTCAAGTCATTATGGCACAATCTGGTGTAATTGATATTATTGGTGCTTCAGCTAATACTACTGTTGCAACTATTCCAGCTAATTCACAAATTGTAGATGTTATTTTAAACGTAACAACTGTAAGTAATGATACTAATGCTGCTACTGTAACTGTAGGAACTACTGCGGATGTTGATGCATTTATTCCATCTTCAAACGTAAAAGCTACAGGTACTACTAGAGGTACTTTAGATACAGAAGCTACTGATATCGGTACAACTGACGCAAATGTTATTGCGTATTTTACAGGTACAGATGGTGATGGTACTACTGGTGCCGCAACTGTTACTGTAATGTATTTACAAAATAACAATTTAAGCTAATATAGTTCTAGAGGGCCTTCGGGCCCTCTTTATAAAAAATTATGCCAGCATTTGAATTTAATTTAGATACTTTAAAAGAAGCAGGTTCTGCTTTAAAAGATTTATTTTCAAAAGAAGATAGTCAAGAAAAAAAACAATTAGAAGAATTTGAAAAAGCTAAAGAAGAATATAAACCAACAGAAGAACAAAAAGCTATTGGTGAAATAGAAGATATAGGAACTAAATCAGTTGATGAAATACTTAAAACAGAAAAAGAAGAAAAAAAGGCTTCGGAAGCTGAATTAGAAAAAAAATTAAGTAATATAGAAAAAGTATTAGATAAATTTTCAGGAGATGTAACTGTTTCTAAAGCTACTCCTTTACCAGAAGATACAGCTGGTGTATTAAATTTAAAACCATTAGATATGGGAGCTTTAATAGCTAAAGAATATCTATCTAATGTTACTTCTAAAATGACTGGACAAACTAGTAGCGATCAAGACAGAATTGCGTTACTATATGATAATTTAAGAAAATTAAACGTAATTAAATAGGAGGAAAATATGGCAGGATCTGATATTTTTGCAAATAGTACAGCGACAACGGGGTCGAATGTAGCATTATTTGGAGGACCAACTAGATTAAAAGCATTTATTATTACTCCAACTGCAGCATCAGGAAGTGTTGTTTTTGCAGATGGAGATGTTACTAAATTTACAGTAACTACAGGAGCAAGTGCTGATAGTGGACCAATTAATATTAGTTTACCAGACGAAGGAGTAAAATTCACTTCAAACTTACAAGCGAATTTAACTAATGTCGGTGGCGTAACAGTATTTTTTGCATAATGGCTACTTCGGGTACAGCGACATTTAATTTAACTGTAAACGATGTTATACAGGAAGCATATGATCGTATAGGAGGTGATCCTATATTAGGTTATGATGTGCGTTCTGCTAGACGTAGTTTAAATATTATGTTTAGTGATTGGGCCAATCGTGGTTACAATCAATGGACTATTGAATTAGTTCAATTAAGTGTAACACAAGGAACAAATCAATATTCACTACCTTCTGATTTAGTTGATATTATAAATGCAAATGTTTTAATTGATAATACAGAATATTCAATGACTCGTTTAGGATTAAATGATTATGCTGCTATCTCAAATAAAACTTCTCAATCTAGACCTACACAATTTTATTTACAAAGATTAAATACACCTGTAGTAAAAATTTATCCAACACCTGACCAAGCTTACACATTAAGATATTATCGAATGAGAAAAATACAAGATATTACAGCTTCTACTGTAAATGGAGTAGAACAAAATATTGATATACCATTTAGAGCTTTTGAATGTATGTGTGCAGGTTTAGCTTATTATATGTCTAAAAAAAGAACTGGT